CTGGCGTTGGCCTCAGCTTGGTCGCGGATGACCTGGGCGCCCTGAAGCACGGCGGCCCGCAACGCCTCGCCGCGGACCTCCTGGGGCATGAGTTCTAACCTCCGCCGAATCTCCTCGGGACTAGACCCCTTCCAGCGCACCCTCATCCTCATGCCGGAGTCACCTCCCGGCACATGAGCTGCAGCCATCGGCGGCGCCCATCTCGATCAAGCACAGCCTGGATCTCGAGCTCCCGTCCGTCATGCCGCACCAGCATACCCGGTTCGACGCGGCGGCAATAGCGAATCGTGATGCGATGGTCGGCCTGGATGTTCGATTGCTGCGCCTCGAAGTACAGGCGCCCGGTCAAGGCCTCAACTGCGGCCCACACAGCGGCGACCGGCTGCCACACAGGGTTGGGCAACGGGTCGCCCCATTCGTTGCGGCCCTCAACGTACCGGCCGATTTCGATGCGATGGCGCAACGTGCTCACCTGAAACGCCACGGCTATCCCTCCCCTTTACCCGGCACCCGATAGTCGGCCGACAGGGAAAGATGCGCTTTCAACATCTCATAGGCTTCTTGTAAACGCTGAGTGTTTGGATGGTCCCACTCAAAATTGGCCCGCACGTAGGAGATGACTGCGCGTTTGATCAAAGGATCCGTATCGACCACTTTCGAAGGGTTAATCCCGGTCAACACAAGATCCGATTTGGCGGCTTCAATGAGGTCGGTGATTTCCGTATCATGCTCAGTTCCATCGACCCTGAGCGCCGCCTTCACGTCACCGAGCAAATGCATCGCTATCGCCTCGTCTTTCTGCGCTTCGACACCGCCTTGCGGGAAGAATCAGCCCCGGCAGACAAATCTTCCACCGGGGCTGGATCATCCACTCGCTCGATCAGATGGTGGCGCTCCAAGTATTGGGCATGAGCAGGATCAACGACAACGTACTCCTGTCCTCGTAGATACGGCCGCATAGTCGCGGGATCTACGAAGGAGCGCTTCGCTCGATACATCATCGGGCATCACGCCCCTCACGAGGTGGCCTTCTTGACCCGCACGAAGCCGTTCCACTTGATGACGTTGCCACCGACGTACACGCTGCCGCGGTGCGCCACCTGACCCGACCGGAACTTGTAGTCGGTGGACCGCTGGATGTCAATGTCCGAGAAAATGGCCAGCCCGTAGTTGGACAGGTGGCCGTAAGCCATGCAGTAGGTGTCGGGCGTGGTGCCGGCGCCGGACAGCACACCGCAAGCCGAGTTGATGATGAACGGCACACCGTCAATCAGCCCGGTGTTGCCGTTGTAGCTGATGGTGTGGATCCTGTTGCCGTTGCCGTCGCGGAGCTTGGCGAACGCCTTCAGGTCCTGCTTGTTCAGAATCAGGGCGGCGCCGGACTCGACATCCTCTTCGCCACCGTACGAGAACACAATCTCGTCCAGCGTGCCGTCGTCGATAGCCGCCAGCTGCAGGTCCGTCGCCGGGTCGATGGCGCCGGCCTTCGAGTCCGTGCTCGAATAGTTGGAGGCAAAGATGCCCGTGAGCTGGTTCGCAGTACCGGGACCGACCAAAATCTGCCGGGCGATGCGCTTCCGCAGGGCGATGCGCACACCGTTGACAATCTCGGCGTCATAGTCGATGTCCGGCAGCTTGAGCACGCCCTCGTCCTCTTCGGTGTACACTGTCACCTTGGACTTGCCGATGCGCACGAATCCGAACTCAGTGTCGGACTCGTGGTAGTTAGCGTCGTCCGCGACCTCCTGGCCCTCGCCGTAGCCACGGACGTAGGACCGCTCGAACGCCTCGCCGCCGATCCGCGGGAAGATGCGGACGAGGTCGATGATACTCGAGACCTCATTCCAGGTCGGCGTCAAATCCGTCCCATAGCGGGTCGGAACGAGCACACCCTCACTCGTGAGCTTGACCGCATTCATGGCCTTAAGGGCTTTGCCTCGTTCAGCCGATGCATGTACTCCCCAGCGCGTGATGATCCGGGCCTTACCAGGCTGCATCGCGTCAATGACCTGCCCATCGCCGGGCACAACCGCCGGCTCATCGACGCCGATGGCCCGGGACTGGAGCACCTTCAGCTCGTCCTGCAGCGCCCGCGCATTGGCCCTAGCCGCAATGGCCGCTTCATACTCCCGGTCAAGGGCCTCGATCTTGGCCTTGACTTCCTCGAACTTCTCCTTGCTGCCCTCGGTGGCGTAGGCCTCTGCCTCCGCCACCAACGCCTTCCGCTGTTCGACGTACTCCTTACGGGTCAACATATTCATCTCCGTCAACCTCCTTGAGTTTAATTAGCTCCAACTCCAACGCGAGCCGTTCGCGTTCGTCATCGCCTCGCAATGAGCGAGCGACATCAAAAAGCCGACGCATTGCTGCGTCGGCTTTCATCTGCACATCCAGTCGGCTAAACGCATAGACCGGCGCCGCCCTTGCGGTTGCCTGTGCGCACTTGTCTCCTGTATAGAGGAGACCATCGGCGAATCCGAGCTCAACGGCCTTCCGGGCGCTCATCCACGTCTCCTCGTCCATGAGACGTTCCAGCTCGTCCCGGGTAAGTCCCGTCTTAATCTCATATGCGTTGATGATGGCTTCCTTGATCTCATCCAGGACGCCAGCCATGTGCCGCAGGGAATCCGCGTCCCCTGCGACATGAACCCACGGGTTATGGACCATCATTACAGCCGCTGGCGACATCAGCACCTCGTCACCAGCCATAGCGATG